CCAGTCGTAGGCCACGGCACCGACCACGGACGGGATCGACGCCGAGACGGTGTGCGTGCCGGAGCCGACGGTGGAGGTGGTGATGTTTGCCGAGTTGCCGCGGCTGTTGCCGTTGCCGGCGCCGGTACCGTCACCGTTGCAGTAGTAGTAGCCGGACCCGGTGCGGGCCGCGACGGCGACGTAGGTGTTGGTGCTGTTGGCGATGGAGCCGCCGGTGGTGGCGTCGACCAGCGTCGGGGCCGCGGGGCGGGCCAGCGCGAAGGCCTGCGCGCCGAGGGCGAGGATGTCCTCGCCGATCTTCCACTGGTTGATGCTGTTGTAGATGGCGATGGCCTTGGCGTCCGCGTAGCCCTTGGCGCGGGCGATCGCGTCGCGGGTGACGGTGTAGCCCATCGCGACCGGCTGGTAGGGCGCGTAGACGTTCTGCTCGGATAGCAGCGCCAGCGGGCCGGAGGCGTCGAGGGCGACGCCGGGCTTGGGCTGCTGGTTGTTGACGTTCAGCAGCGCCTTCCACTGCGCGACGTCGGCACCCATGTCGGGGCCGGTGCGCGCGAGGTGGTCACGCCACGGGGTGACGACCGGGACCAGGGAGATCAGGTCCGACAGGTCGATACCGAAGATGCCGGTGGAGCTGGTGACGCCGTTGGTGGCGGCCTTGAAGATCGCGAGGGTTTCCTCGCTGATCTCGTCGAGAGCCATGGGGCCCATGTGTGTTCCCCTTTCAGGGCATGCCGAGTGGCCCCGAACGCGACGCGTTGGGGCTGCGTGGTGATGGGTTAGGCGACCGCTATGCGGTTACGAGCCGGGCGTGAACCGGGCCTTGATCGCGGCGTAGCCGACGGTCTGCTTCGCGGTGTCCTTCGCCGCGCCGTCGGGCATGTCCTCGATGCTCTTAAGAATCGCCTGCACCTCGGGGTGCTTGGCGATGCCGCTGCCACGCTGGGCGAGCATCGGCTCGCCGGTCGCTCCGTTCAGGAGCGGGCTCTTGCGGTCGTCGGGCTGGGCCGCCATCTTCTCCACGCGCTCGCTCAGGGTGCTCACCTGCGTGGCCAGTTCACCGAACTGCTTCGCCACGGGCGCCATGACCTCGGCCAGCGCGGTGGCGATGTTCGCCTCCGCCTTCGTGATCTCGTCAGGGCCCTGGCTGGGCTCCTGAACGGTGTCGGTGCCCGGAATGACCCGGGCGCCGTCCGACGCGGACGCGCCGGAAGTCTTCTTGGCCTTCGCGGCCTTCTTCATCAGGAAGCGGCGGCCGACCTCGGCCAGCTCTGCTTCGGTCAGGCCGCCGGCCTTGGCGACGTCCTCGGTCGCCGCGGCGGTGTCGGTGTTCTGCGTGCCGTCAGTGCTCACGGCGTTCTCCTTGGTGGTGGGCGTCGCCGTGGCGGCGCTGTCGGTTGACGCGGCGGGTGTGGCCTTGGCCATCGGGGCGGCCTCGGCGGCTTCGGTGACGGCGAACGCGCCGAGCATCTTCGCGGCGCACATCAGGGCGTCGCAGACCTGCTCCAGGTCGCACACGTCGTCCATGTCGTCGGTGTGGCCGGCGGCGACCTCGGTGGATTCGCGCTGAGCGAGGGCCTTCACGCCGGGGACGATCGCGAGGATCTGGTCGATCAGGGCCTGGGCTGCGGCGGCGTCCTGGGCTTCCCAGGTCGGCGAGCCCGGCTCCATGGCGGCGCCGAGGTCGAAGTCGGACTTGGCAACCTCGACGCCGAACTTCTTCGCCGCGGCTCGGATCTTCGGCATGGCCTTGTCGCCGAACGGGGACTGCGGCGCCCGGGACAGGGCGTTGCGGACGTGTGCGGCGTCGTGAACCGGGAAGTGCCGTTTGGATCGCGGCGTGGTTTTGCCCTCGCTGTCCTTGCTGCCGCCAGGCTCGATGTGCGCGAACGCGGAGTCGGGCAGGTCGTTGATGTCGGCGGTGGACATGTCGGCCTTGCGGACGCCAGCGGCGTGGCGCAGCGCCGCGGCGTGGATCGTCTTGGTGATCGCGGCCCCGTCCAGGGTCACCGTGATCTCGCTGGGGGCCGGCGCGGCCTCGCCCGCGTCGTCACCGCCCTTGGCGATCATGTCGCGGACGAAGTCGGCCCCGAACACGCCCTCGGCCTGCTTCGCGAACAGAATTTGCGTTCCGTTCGCGGCCTTGCCGACCGCGTGGACGCTGTCGATGTCCGCGCCGCGCAGCTCGCTGAAGTCGTCGTCTTCGTCGGCCATCAGGCCGCCCTCCTGGTGATTCGGCGGGCGGTGCCCTGCGGCGAAAGCCCGGTGATCTTCCCGGCCTTGTACAGCTCCCAGGCCTGCGGGGACAGGTATCCGCCAACCAGCCAGTCACCGGCCTTCACGACCGTGACCGAGCCGTCCGGGCCGGTCACCTGCCAGTCGGGGCCCATGTGGATCCAGGAGCGCGTGGGCTCGAACTCGGCGCCGGTGCCGTCCAGGTGGAACGCGCCGCCGCCCATGCCGTTGCGGGCGAAGGAGTCGGCGGCCTTCTCCAGCTCCTCGGCGGTGAAGTAGTCGCGCTTGCCGTCCTGGCCCTTGACGATCCCGGCGTCCGGGCCGGCGCGGTACGCGATCGCGACGATGAACCGCATGGGCTCGTCACTCACTTGAGGCACCTCCGATCGCGAAGCCGGGCCCGGGCGCGCAGCGGCAGCGGGGATGCCCCGGCGGGGCGTCGTCGCCACTGGGGAACTCGTCGTCGAGCGGGATCACCCCGGCGTCGGCGTTGTCCTGGCAGATCGCGCAGGCCCCGGAGGCGATCAGCCACTGCTTGCCGGGGATGCCGTTGGCGCGGTAGCTGTCCAGCGACGCCGCCGACACCGCTCGGGCGATCTCGGTGACCGCGACCATCTGCGCGCGGCCGGCGTCATCGAGGATGTCCCGCAGGTCCCGCGCGAGCGTGTCGACGCTGTCGCCGTTCTCCAGCGACAGCGCCAGGGACCGGGCGAGGTCATCAAACCGGCCGTTTCCGATCGACTTGATCTGTATCCCGGCCGCGGACAGCAGTTGCTGTAGGCCGCCGCCGAGCCCGTCGTGGCCGAGGACGAGATTCGCGGCGTCCGGATCGCCGGGCGTCCAGAATCCCCAGTCAACAGCCTGGCCGGTGGCCGCCGCGACGGCCGACCGGTCGCCGAGGACGTAGCCCTCGGTCCAGGCGTCGCCGAGCACGGCCCGCAGCGCGTCATACAGGGCGTTGCGGACGCCTTGGTGGTCCAGCCAGTCCCGTGCGGCCGACAGGCCTTCGTCCTCCGCGCTGTCGTCCTCGCCGTCGTCTGCGGCCTTGCGGATGGCGGCCAGCCAGCGGGCGGCGAGGTCCGCGGTCTCGATGCGGCCGGTCAACCCCTGTCGGATGCGGTCGGCGTAGATCCGGGCCAGCTGCTGGTCCCGGGCCCAGCCGGGCCACAGCCGAACATCGTCAGGCCCCTGCGACCCAGGGGCCGGCGCTTTTGGGCCGGCGTCGGCCTTCTTGATCTGCTGCGAGGAGTGCATCTCGTCCCACGGACCCACGGCCTTGTCCGGATAGCCGACGTAGGCCCGCAGCGGCACACCGGCCCGCTGGGCACCCTCGGCGCGGTGGTGGCCGTCGGCGACCATCACGGTGTCGGTGCCCGGCCGCTGAACCACCACCGCAGGCTTCACCGGCTTCCCGGCGCGGATCTTCCGGACGGTCTTGTCGACACGCTCCGGTTCGCGGCTGGCGGTCCAGGTGTCCTGGTCGCTGAAGTCCACCTGGTCCAGCGGAACGGACACGGGCCCGGTCCAACGGATCTTGCGGACCCACTCGATCGCCTCGGGCGGGAAGTCCTCGGCCAGCTGGTCGTATACGGCCTGCGCGGTCGCGTCCGTCTTGGCCTTGACGACCTGCGCGACCTCGGCACGGCCGCCACGGTTCAGCTGCTCGGCCACGACCGCCGGAACGGTGGTAAAGGTGAAGTCCCGGTCCCAGCCGCCGCGACGCTTGGCGCCCTTGACGAACACCCGGAACGCGGCGAGCTCGCCCTCCTGGGCGGCGTCCGCACCCTTGGCGACCGGCGCCGCAGGCTTGGCCGGCGCGGCCTCCTGCGCGTCGTCCTGGCCGCCGTTCTGGGGCGCCTGCTGGCCGCGGGCTTCACGCTCAGCCTTCGACTCGCGGGTGGGGCTGCCGCCCTCCTCGGCGTCGAGCTGCTGGCGTTCGGCGACCTGGTACTGGTCGATCGCGGCCTGCGAGGCCTTGTCGTCGGTGCTGCCCGGGTGCGGGATCACGCCGATCGGTGGCACGAACGGCTGGTCCAGAGCCTTCTGGCCCTTCGCCGGGCCGTAGGTGTCCGGGTCGGTGATGCCGGCGACGCCCTCGATGGCGAGCAGCGGCACCGGGCCGATGCGCTGCGTGGAGTAGAACCGCGGCGTCGGGCGTTCCCGGTCGATGCGCTTGCCGAGGATGTCCACGCGGACCTCGTCCGGGGATTCGGCGCCCATGTCCACGTACAGCTGGTGTGCCTGGGCCTCGGCGAGGCGGTCTTCCTTGTCACGGCCGGTGTCCAGGGCGATTTTCACCGGCAGCCCGAGGTCGTGCTGGAGGTACCGGGTCAGGTGGCCTTCGACGTAGCGGACCCACGGCATGGTGTTGACGCGGAACTGAATGTCGACCTGTGTCTCGCCGTTGGCGCGGTTGACGTCCTTGACCAGCCCGAGGTCTTGTGGCACCACGCCGAAAGCGGCGCAGGTGCGCATCATCAGGTACTCGGGGAACTTCGGGTCGAACTCCTTGGGCCGGGTCTCGGTGAACTTCGACCCGGACGGGACCGCGAGCATCTGGTGCAGCTTGGCCTGGTCGCCCATGACGGTGGCGTCCCAGTAGTCCTGCCACTCGGCGACCTGGTCGGGGGCGGACACGTCCGGCGGGACTTCCATGAACCCGGCCGGCACCGAGCCCTCGGTGAACAGCTGGAGGAAGTGCCACTGGAACCGGATGTCGGTGTTCGCGGTCAGGATGATCGACTCGATCGGCGCGAGGCCGAACGGGGAGTCCTCCTGGGGCCGGAACGGGTTGTAGATGATGTCGTCGGTGGTCAGCCAGTCGGCGACCATGCCGTGGACTGTCTGGTAGAACGCCGGCGCCGGGGGCAGCGGGCGGCGGCCGTTGGCGTCGATGTAGGGGTTGATGGTGCGGCCGTCGATGATCTCCAGCGCGATGACGTCGCCGTCGTAGTTGCGGCGGCGGTACAGCGGCGCGGAGTCGTACTTGAACGCGTTCTCCAGCCACTTGGACAGCCAGGAGTCGTAGGGCAGTTCGCGGTCCGGGTAGGCCAGGGCGGCCTTGGCGGCATCGATGGCGTCGTCTACGTCGTCGTCCACGGAGTCGGCGGGCTGGTACATCAGCGGCATGCTGCGCAGCTCGTCGATCTTGTGGTTGATGCACATCCGGGCGACGTCGTAGGCGTCGATCAGGGCCTTGATCGTGTCGAACGACACGCGGCCCCAGGACGTGCGGGACTGGGTGCTGATGTTGACGCCGACCGGGAAGTCCGTGGCCCGGGTGCGCTGGCTGTACCCGAAGTACGGCGCCAGAGGGGCGCCCGGCCCGAAGTTCCCGGTGAGGTCCATGCCCTGCTGGTGCAGCGCCCCGCGGATCGCCTCCGGGGTGTTCGCCGAGGCCATTACCGACCTGGCGGTGGCGCCGGCCGCGAAGGCGTCGCTACCGCCTGCCTTGCGGAACAGGCCCTTCAGGGACAGCGCCACGTCGTCCCCCGCTCTGCTCTGCTCGTCGGCTGCGCCAGTCGCGGCCGGCGGTCGGGACGTGGATGTTCTCGGTCTCGGCACGGCGCCGCATCGCCTCAAGGAACGCCGCGCCCTGGCCGCCGCCGGTCAGCTCGGTCAGCGCCCAAACCATGGCGTCCATGCGGTCCGGGCTGGTGCCGTCGATCGGGGTCCAGGTGGTCATCTGGTCTTCGAGCTTCGGCAGGGCCCCGACGTGGTGGACGCGGTGCTGCTCGTACAGCGCGGCGATCGGCTCGGCCCGCTGCACCTTGCCGCGTGAGGCGGTGATGACCTTCACCGGGACGCCGCGGTCGACGGAGCGGATCGTGGATTCGACCATCTGGCCGCCGAAGTTCTTCTCCGCGATGATCCGGTCGGCGGAGTACTCGCGGTAGGCGCCGACCGCCCGGGACGCCCAGCCGTGCGGCGACAGCTTGCACGACCGGTCGTCGAGTACGTACAGCTGCCCGTCCACGCCGAGGCCGGCGACCACGATGCCCTGCTCGTCGTTGTCGGCGCTGTCGCCGCCGGAGGGGTCGACGCCGACG